GACTTGTTTTATCTTTTCACAATATGGGCAACTCTCTTTTGAATAAACTGCGAAGTTCATATGTCTTGTTAAATAATGATTTATAAATTTAATGTTTTCTTATTATATCACACTATTAATTTTTTAGTTATGAACCTTCTAGAGCTTCTATTCTTGTAACTGCCTCTTGTAAAGCTGCGACAAGTAAAGGTACAAGTCTACTTTGATCTATTCCTTGATATTTTGGATCGCCAGATTTGATGTTCTTATTAGGTTCATCTTCTGAATATACTTCATCTTTTGTTCCTGTAATTGCTTCTGGTACTGCTGTTACTTCATGTGCTATAAATCCATCACGAGTGCTACTTATATCTCCTATCCAATTAAATCTTGAAGGTTTTAAAGTTTTTAATCTTGCAATACCATCAGATATTGGTACTATATTTTCTTTTAATCTATAGTCAGATGATGTGTTATAAGTAACACTGTTAGTTGCAATATCAATGGTTCCACCAGCACCCCCCAACCTTTTCTAAATTCAACTATATCTCCATCAGTACCATTTCTGTTGAGTAGGATTGGATTACCACTAATTCTTGAAACTATAACTTGTGGACCTCCACTTAAAGATGAACCATAGATTGTTGCACCTGAATTACCAAATAAAGTTCCATAATTACCAATACGTATATCACCACTATCCTCGATTCTCATCGCCTCAGTAAATGAAGTTCCTGAGTTAGGTTTCACATAAAATCTTGTATTAACCAGATCTTCCATCTAACATTATTGAAGAACTATGAAGTGATGATATAGGAGTTGCATCGTTACCATTTGCATCAAATTTATGATTAACACCTAGAATTGTATATAATCCATTAGAATCATCCCAAGTAGATTGTGTATAAGATGAATCAGAATAATGTCCATCAATACCCAAATCTTGGAACCGCAGACCTCTCTGCTTTAATTGATAGCATTGTCGCTGGTTGACTTTTGTTAATGCCAACTCGACCATTATGATCAATTCTGACTCTTTCTACAGTTACCGGCTGGATTTGTATCATCAGGACTAGTTAAGAGTCTTATAGATGATCCATGAGGATTTGCACCAACACTTGCAATGTCAAGCATTCTACGATATCTGTCACCACCTGCTGTTGTTCTTGCAGTATAGTGAGTTAAAAAACGCACCTTCACTTTGATATGAAAGAGTAGTATTTGTTTGTTGCGTTCCATTATCTCTTACAAATAGATAACCCTCTGATGTGATGCGAAGTCTTTCTGCACCAGAAGTTCCAGAGGTAATATAAACTTCCGTTCCTTCTGCACCTATAGTTGCACGACCATATCCACCAGTAGTATTATCTAAAAAGGAAATTGCTGCTTTAGCATCTGATGAACGAGCAACAATAACAGTATTTTGTGTTCCACCATCAACTTCTAAAGCATATGTTGGAGAGGTGCTATTAATACCAATTTTACCTGCTGATGTGATGCGAAGTCTTTCTGTACCCTGTGTTGCAAATGATACTGGAGTACCAGTTCTGTAACACCAAAAATCAAATCTTTCATTAGTTGCACCTCCATTAACAAGACCAACTCTTCCTTCAAGACCTGTATTGCTACCATCATTTGCTTCATTACCATTCCAAAATGTCATGTATGGCGTTGCAGTAGCATTTGTATTGGTATCCTTGATCATGAACATTCCACGCCAAGGATCGTTGGTTCCTGCTACAGCTAGTCTCGTACCAGACACTGTATTAATGTTCAACCTAGTAGAGACAGTTGATACACCAGCGACATGCTTACATTGTCTAAGTTTGTATGACCATCTACATCTAAATCATTGAGGTATCGAATACTTCCATTACGGCACTTGAGTCGATGCGAAGACGCTTCACTACCAGCAGTTTCAAGATGATAATTGTAACGGCTCCATCAACAGGGGAATCTTGCTGACTTTTCAGTACTTGCTAGTTTTCCTATTTCCACTATGAATCGTTAGTACGAATCCTAGAGTGTTCCAGCACCAGCTACAACTATAGAGGTTCCGTGACTCATGAGCGGCTGCACCATTTGAAGAACATTATTATGATAAGGACGTTTGCATCCTCCACCATTAGTTCCTGCTAGCACCATCTCAGATATTTGAAGAGTTATCAGCACTTACCAATATCAACTCTATGTTGCAGCAGCACCAATTGTTAAATCGCCTGTTCCAGTCATCAGAGAAAGTAGAAGAGAGGCAGCAACACTGTGACATATATCTAGAACTTCTGAATGACCAACTGACATCCTGATACTACTACCACCACCATCAGGAACTCTAAACTACCAAATGTCTTGCCGTTATCATTCCAACAGCAGAGACACCAGCACCAACGTGAATATCTTTTTGTGCTGTTATAATACCAACTGAATCTACGTTAGTTACATCTTCATATGTTAATACACCACCGACTGATAGATTCCCAGTAAATGTTGCAGATGTTCCTACTATATTACCTGAAAAACCACCACTAAAAGTAGATGCTGTAACAATTCCAGATGCATTTATATTTCTAGGTGTGATGTCTCCAGTGGTAATATGGTCTGATGCACCTAATACAACGTTACCTGTACGTCCATAGAAACCGCTTACATCCCCTGCTGCTGCTCCAGAGAATCCAAGATGTCTAACTTGCACATCACAAGGATTTGGAGGTGGTGAACTAAATTCAATAACTTTTTCTGCAAGAATTCGATATGCTCTGGTTGTATCTTTATCACTTGGGTGTTGAACCACACCATCAAGTGTAACCATAACACTTTGATTATTTGGTACTTCTCTTGATAATGTAAACTGAGTCGTAGTACCATCACCAGTAAATTGGTCAATTTTTAAATCAGATATATCAAAAGTCTCAATCGTATTTGCAATTATGTTTCCCCAGAAAATATCATCTGCAGTTGGTGCGGTTTTGAATTGAATTTTACGACTGTCAACAACTAAAAAACCCTCAGTATATGAGGAGTCTAGATTTGCTTTTTGTATTACATTATTGATTGCTACTTGGAGTTGAGCTGAATTAACTATGTCAGCAGAAGATCCTCCACCATGAGTTATCTTAAAAGTTGTATTAACACCGTCAAATGCAGCGGTCAATGTATGTGCTGAACCTGTACCTACAGATGATAAATTTATATTTGTATTATTATTTGCGTTTGCTAAACTTGTTGCTAACTTAAATGTATTAGCAGTATCAAATGTTACAAAGTATGCTGTTCCATTTGTTAATCCACCGATATTTCCACCACCACCATTTGAATATGTTACTCTCTGTCCTTGAATAAAACGATGCTCTGGTATTCTGATTGTCTCGTCAGCAGTCGATACAATAGTCGCTGATGAACCATTAAAAGTCGCAGTATAAGATGAGATGTCATCTAATACTTTGAAATTGCTGGTGTGATCACCTGCTATATGATTTCGACCAATATAAGGCATTTAATTACGATGGTTTAGTTGGCCAAGATGGATTTCTTGGATCAGTTGTATTTGCTGGTAAATCTCTTAAGGCTTGACGATATGTTTGCCACTCTGTTTTCTTTGAAGTTGATAAAGGACTATCATTTCCTAGTGTCCAATCACATCTACCTAACCTAACATCTCTTGAAGTTCGTAACTTATCCCAATCAGCACTCGTAATGCTATCATCAGGTTTAGTTAAAACACCATCAACAAGTGTCCAGTCTCTAGAAACTGAATCATCATCACAATCCATCCAAGTGAAACTTGAATGAACCTCAAAAGAAGCATCATGTATGTCAACTACTTCATTATTAAAAATAAGAACTTTTTTTGCCATTATGCGTATTCCTCCACTACGACTATGCCATTTTTACCACTTGAACCTTGGTTATTAGTGCTGGCATGAGTTCCAGCACCTCCAGCACCTGGTGCTCCATCGGTGCCTCTGTTTCCCCAAACTGAACCACCATATGGTCCTCCACCCCAGTAACTTGAACCTCCTGTTCCACCAGATTCTTCATTAGCTTGTCCATCAATGTTACCAGAGACTCCACCACCACCTCTAAAATTTAAATTACCACCAGATCCTACACCACCATTTCCACCGACTGCCCAAGTGCTAGGTCCACTACCACCACTTGCAGAACAATATGAACCAAATGATGAAGTTCCTCCTCCACCCGCACCAGCAGAGTTGTTTCCAGAAGCACCTACACCACCAGCTCCAACAGCGACTGTTACAGATGATACACTTGAAACATCAATCAATTCAATTGCAGTACCACCAGCACCACCTCCACCTTGAGCATCATCACCGTTGTGAGCACCACCACCAGCACCTCCTCCTGTTACAATAACTCTAACTTTTGTGATTCCAGATGGTTTAGTCCAAGTAAAGTTTCCACTTGAAGTGAAATATTGAACTGATTGAAGACCGCCTCCAACACCAGTTAGTGCAGAACCATCAATAGCTGGTAATGCACCTGTAAGTCTTCCTGCTATAATTTGACCAGAACTATTTACGATTGTATTGCCATCTGTATCAAAACCTCCATCAGCCCTCATTAATAGAGGGGTATAAACTCCACTAGTAAATTCAGAATTATTATTTAATCTTAACCATCCGTCATTGTTAGCTGTTGAAAGTGCTGTTCTACTATTAAAAGCTATCCCTCTATTATTATTCGTTGAGTTATGTGAAAAGTTTATAATATCTTGTGAACTTGAACTAAAAGTATAATCTCCAGACATTGTATCACTTGCATCAGACCTTACAAAGAAGTTGAGTCAACACCATCTAAAGTGTCCGCATCTAGTCCACTGCCAGAACCGTCATTTCCAGCATGCCAAACAGTTCTTTCATTACCACCTTCAGTAAATGTTAATCCATTTGCTCCACTTGCAATTCTTAAATATTCACCACTTTCTTCATTTACCAATTGTAAATATCCAGAATCCTCCCATTGAATATATGCTTTATCTGTAGTCCCTTCTCTAAATCTTATATAAGGATCATTTGAACCTTGTAGAACTATTTTTGCATCAGCACTACCATTAATTGTTAAAGGATAGTTACTTGAAGAAGTAAGAGTTATAACTCCACTTGCAGTGTCATTAGCATCTGATCTTAAGAAAGAACCAGAATCAATGGAATCTAATGTTGTTGCATTAACATTAGTAATATTTGCACCATTACCAGAAAATGATGTTGCAGTTACAACTCCTGCATTACCAAGATGAATATTACTTCCGACACTTATAAAGTCATCAATATCAGCATTCGGAGATACGAGTCCACTTCTTGCTGTTACGACTCCTACTGAATCTATATTAGTTACGTCTTCATATGTTAATGTTCCACCAATTGATACGTTACCAGGAACTGTTAAAGAACCACCGATACTCACACCCGTTGATGTAGTGGTTAAACGAAGAACATCATCTTGATATAATTCAACCGCACCATCGACAGTCGCTTTGATCATCTCTTCACCATCACTCTTCTGGATGATGATACTTCCTGCACTTGCTTGTATTTTAAATCACCAGCACCATTTTCTGCGATGTATGAATGGTTTGAGTCATGATATATTTGTAAATCTTCCGAACTTCCGAAACGTGCTCTGTCACCATCTAATAAAATTAACGTTACCGTGGAATGTTGAAACACCTGCAACATTTAATTGTTTTGTAAAATGTGTGGTTCCAGTAACAGTAGAAATACCTGCAACTGTGAAATTACCAGATACAGAATTTAATGTAGTTATTTCAGTATCAACATAAGTCTTAACTGCTTTCTGTGTTGGAACTTTTGTATCACTATTCTGAGAAAGAGTTCCATCTGTTGAGAACTCACCAACAGCAGCACCAATCAAACCACCAACAGAACCAAGTCTTAATGATTCAAGACCTGATAAGTTAAATGCTGATGCATCCAATGTAACGTTACCTGTTGCTTGGTCTACTTTAAATTGGTCTCCAACATAAAAGTTACCTAGTTCATCGGTAGCAGTATAGTAAACTCGTCCTGGGTCAGTGGAGTTTGTAACAACTTGGTCTGCCTGACTTGGATTTTGTGATGGATTGTTTGGCCAGTTTGTAGTATCAGTTCCACCTGTTCCAACTTGTAGGAAGTCATGACCTGTCAATCTGACAAGACTAAATTCTTTTCTGACAATAACACCAACGTTAGCAGCAACTGGAGTTGCTCTTGATGTTGAAAATACTAATACATGATATGCAACACTGTTTGCAGTGACTGAACTAATTGATTGAATTTGAAATGCGTTACCATCAGTCGTTGCAAATTGAAGAGAGTCACCAGCATCAGGTGATGTGGAGAATGTTGTTACAAGTATTCTTCCAGATTGATTAGTTTCAAATGAACCACCAGCAGCAAGAGTCGCAGTTGCACCTGATGAACCACCAGTTACAGTTTCAGTTGCTTGGAATGTACCAGACTTTTGGACAATGTATAATACCTTTGGTTCTGATTGAACGTTTATAACATAAGCGGTTGCACCAGATGTTCCACCTGTAATCTGTTCACCATTTGTAAATGAGGTTGTAAGAACATTAGTATAGGTAAGCATTGTACCTTTAATAGTTCCTGTATTTGCAGTTTCACCTGCATCAAATCCTGCAGAGTACACAGCATATTCACCATATGCGTTACTTGAGTTTAGTGAACGTATCTTGGAACCACCTATACATGCAAAACCAACTGTACAATAATAAGTAAACGATGAAATCATTTCAGCGTTAGCATTACCTTTTAGAAATACTCCTAATCCATCACTGTGAACAGCAGTATATGTATGGAATAACATACTACGATTACCAGATGCGTGAAGTGCACCATCAAGGAGTGCACCTGTTGCTCCATTTCCAAATGATGTACAGTTGTAAATGTATGGTGATTTTCCAAGTATTGGGCTAACAGCACTAAAACCAAGATATACTCCACCAATTGTTGCACTCTCAGGTTTATAAGCAGGACTTCCTGGTGTATAACCACCCATTCCGTCCATCACAAGATCCTGTAATACAGTTGCATCACTCATTCTAAACATTGTAGAACGATTGTTCTGTACTGAACCACTTGAATCTAAACCAGATGCTGGTTTAATTATTGTTGCTCTTAAACTATCACCTGCGATTGTTGTATGTGGAGGAACTACAATCGGTAGTTGTGCTTCTTCATATGTACCTGCTTTGATGAAAAGAATTGCAGGATTAGTTGATGTTGGTGTTCCAATATTTGTGGAAGCATATTTAATTGTTTTAAATGGTCTGTCTACAGATCCACCAAATCCACTTGCATCGGTTCCACTTGGAGAGACATAATAAACGTTAGCGATTGAACCACTATCACCATATACTAAATCCGATCCATTTGATTTTAATATTTTACCTGTCGCACCTAAACTTAATTTTTCTATTCTACCACTTGAATTATAAAATAATATATCTCCTCTTGAACCAGTGTTTATATTTGTACCGCCACCTAAATTTAATTGTGCTCCAGTTGACAATGTAGTAATACCTGTCAAGTTTAAACCACTTCCAGTCAAATCTAGAGTATCAGTTGCTGCTAACTCTTGGATTTGATTGGAATTGCTATTCAGTATTAACGGAAATCTATTCGCCATTATATCGTTAAAGCTTTCTTTTTATTTATGTGAGGTTGAAACCGATAGTATGTTTAGTACCACTACGATCTTGTACAGACATAGTTCTTCCATGTAAATCAAGAGTTTGTGCTCCTGATCTTGCACCCACCGTTAGAGTTTTTAATGGTGTTGTATTTGTCGTGGCGAGAACTACACAAAAAAAGTTAGCACCAGATTGTGGTGCTGATGCAAAAGTTATTTGGTCATCATTAATCGTAAATGAAGTGAGTGGTTCTTGAATAACACCACCTAATGATACAAGCAAAGTATATGGATTACCAGGAAAAAATGCCTGACCACCAATCGTCAAGTTAAAGATAGTTTTACTATTATTAAATTGTAAACTTACATCATCAAGTTTCGCAAACGCACCTGACGATTGTTGACGACCAATATATGCCATCTAAATTTTAATCTTTTTTTCTATTTATAATCAAGATTCAACTGGTTCTGCAGGAGCAACCTCTGGTGCTTCCTCTGTAGGCAATTCTACACCAGTTTGTTGTAGATATTCAATGATACCTTGAAGTTTCAAAAGCATATCTCTTTTTGATTTTGCTTGTCCTTCAAGTTGATTTATTTCATTCACAAGACCTTGTGCTTGCTCTGTTACAGACTTTAAATGATTTTGTTGATCAGTTGCCATTACTAAAAATATATTTGACTTTATTATATATCAGAGTTTTCAAAGTGTCAAGTGACGGTTAACCTGATACTTCCATAACAGTTAATGTTGAAATTGTATTCCAAGTAGAATCACCAGGTAATCTATTAATCCAAAGAGTTCCAGAATTAGTAAATCCAGTAACTTTATATGTGATTGCACTAGTGGTTGCAGGACTGTCTAAAACATTCATTGATGCTGGAATACCCATAGAAGTGTTATTAGAATTATAAAAAACAGTTCCACCCATTCTACTATCAGAGTTAGCAGCAGTTAGTGTTATATCAGTTGAATCTCTGTAAATACGGAAAGTATTGGCAGCATTACCAGTAGTACCATGACATCCGATATGCATTTGAACTAAAAATTTACTATCAGATCTTGTAGGTGTGATTGAAACACTAAGTCCCGTAATGTCAACAACCCAAGTATATGGTGAACCTTGAGAAGCAATTGATTGAGTATCATTTTTTATAGCATATTTTATTTGAATGATACCACCAGAACTACCAGAAGGCAATCCATCTCTTGGAACGATTCGATTAGTTCTTAATTCTGACATTATGCTGATACCTCCATTACAGTTAAAAAAGAAGTACAAGGCCCAGAACCATAGTAATTATTAATCACATAATTACCAGTATTACAGGCAGTTTGTACACCATAAGTAACTGCACTAGTCGTTGCAGGTGAGTCTAGATATGAAAAAGTACAATAACCACCGTGAGCAGAGTCTCCTCTAAATCCACCTTTATTATTAAACATCGCTGTTCCATTCCTTGTCAATTCAATACCAATTATATTTGAAGATCTACATTCAACAGATATATTCACAGTAACCAACATTTTACTTGTATTAAATTTTGGTGTCATAACAACAGTCCATCCACTAATTGCAGCCATTGTTGTATTACTCAAAGATGGATGAGTGTTGTATGATGATTGCTTTATCTGTATAATGCCTCCACCACCACCAGTGGGAACACCATCGGTTGGAACTATTTTATCTACTCTTAATTCTGATGCCATAATATTTTTCTTTTATTTATAGTTACTGTTTAATTTCTGTAATCTCAAAAATACTAGTAGTAGCATTGCCATAAGTATGCCACCATACCACTGCACTACCTCCATCATTCTTATATCCTTGAAGTTTATATGTATATGTGCTGGTATTACCTTGAACCCACTGATGTGACCAAGCAAATCGACTTGGTAATGCATCTGCAGTATCAGGTTGTACTTGTTTACCAGTCCTTTCAATTTCAGTATCACTACCACCACTTGGTTGATAAGCATATCTGAAATAAAAATGAGCACCAGATTGTGCACCAACCGAGTAATTCATGTACATATTGATTATCGAGTTTGAATATAATGGTGTGAAAGATACTGTATTCACATCATCCCAACCACCATTTGAATTTCGGGATATATCAGTTGTACCTGCGTTACCACCTCTTTCAACCTTAACTCTTTGAATTACAGCACCTTTACAACCACTACCTTCGGGTAGTGTTAATTTTGAACCAGTTATTGTTCCATCTGCGTGAAATGTGATTGACATAATTCTCCTATACGATTACCCAAGTACCGTCAAGGGTCATCACTGTGTTAAGTGATACAGGTCCTGCATTCAATGCATTTACACCAGTAGTTATATAATAACCACCCGAACGACTTAAATTATTACTGAATAATAATGAACCATCACCAATATACAAACCGACTAATGAACTTGCAGCACCGACTAAAGTGGTGTTCAATTCTAAATCGTTGGTTGCAATACCGACTGTTCCTTTATTATCTACAACAAGTCCATCTCCTGTGGAGTTAAGGTGTTGTACTTTGTTTACTTTTAATGTGCTCATGATTAACTTGTGCTGTATGCAGTAAAACTGTAACGACCAGTTGCAAAATTAACTCCTGCCCATCCATAAAATCTAATGGTAGTTAGATTATTTCCAGATAAGTCCAAAGCACACATTGCTTTTAAGTAACCTGTTTGAGTGCGTCTATGTGAATCTATCTGAACTATCCAGTAGTTAGTAGCAGAAGAAGACTCAAAAGAAGCAAATACTTCTCCTGTGTCACTGGAGGCATTTAAATTATAATATCCAAATCGTATTTCATTCTGAGCAGTTTGATATCTTCCTGCAGTACTACCCCCATATGAAACTTCAGTAAAATTATATTTACCACCAGAGGTAATCATTCCAGCAGTTGTTCCTACCTGAAAAGAAGGAGTTCCACTGGCACTCATTGATATATTATGTCCAACAAAATCAACTTTATAACAATTAGCTGGTAATGTAAAGTCATAAGAACTACCACCACTAATATCAGCATTAACGGATCTTGTTACTATTAAATTACCTTGCGTATTTGAAACTGAGGCAAAACTAAGTGCACCACTGCCATCCGTGACCATAGCTTGCCCAGAAGTCCCGTCGGCACCAGGTAACTTGAAAGTTTTATTTGCAGCTAAAGTATCAGGTGTTGTTAACTTGACCTTATTGCCATTTGAATGTGTAAAATTAAGTTCGCTCATCCTTTAACCTCCATGGCTGTAATGTAACTTATATGACTGTTATCATTATCCCCATTTTCATTACCGTTTTGTTGACGATTTAAAGCTATAGAAGTGTTAGTAGCCATCGCAGTAATTTTATAAGTATGCGAACTTGTATCACCAGCCGTTTCCATATAAAAAACTGGAGTAGTTTGAGTATCCCAAGCACTTCTACCACAAGAAAGTCCAGATGTAGACCTTGTAGCACTACCTACGGCTTGACCAATAGCACCTGAAAGAACACTACCATCTTTATAAAGAAATACATGAACGTCACCTCCACTACCTTCTCCAATACTAATAGTACCCATTATAAGTATTTTATTACTAGCACTAGATGCTTGTATAGCTACTTCTGGTCCACTAGTAAATTGATCGGCAAGTTTTTGTTCTTGACTGTTTTCTATACCGCCTTGTACTTGAATTATTGAACCAGAGGGCAATGCAGAAGACGTTATCGCACCACTTGATAACTTTGCACTTGTTACTGCATTTGATGCTAATGTATCTGCATCCACAGATCCATCTGGCAGTCCACCGACTGCTAATCCTGTTATACTTCCGTCTCCGTTAATAGTTACTGGCATAAGATTATTTCCTCATCAATATTTATACGATAGTCCAAGAACATCCTGAAGGAACTGTGACTGCAATTCCAGCATTAATTGCAATTGGTCCTGCACTCATCGCATTCTTGGTTGAAGTAACCTGATAGTTGACTGCAACTGCTTTATCATTCTCAAAGAAGACTGTGTTTGTTGATGCACCACCAACAGGAGCACCAGCAGGTAGATTTGTTAAGTTAGCACCATCACCATAGTAAGTATCTGCATAAACATTTTGAAATCTAATTGTATTAGAACCGATATTAATAGCACTATCAGTAGTGGGCATCAAATGACCTGTATTTTCAGCAATTAATATACCAGAACCAAATTTACTGTGAAGTTGTATTTCCTTAGATTCATTATTTTTAATAAGCAGATGACCATTGGCACTGACCATACCCATATACGCACCAACAAATTGAACTCTACCATTTCCTAATATTCTTACCTCATCTGACCATAATCTTTGCCAGGCTTTAGTTTCTTGTCCTAACTCACGAGAACTATCATTATCTGGTACTATATTACTATCAACAGAAGTTAAATCGGCACCAGCATCACTTCCGTCAGGCAATTTAAATGCACTTGCAGTTACGATACCTGCAAAATTTGCACCCCCAGTAATACTAAGAGTTGCTCCAATACCTATGGCAGCTGCAGGATTACCAACTTCAAATCTACCATTATGTGTTCGTGCTACTTTTGAACCTGCACTATACAATATGACACAATCTACTGTTGTTTCTAATCTCTCAGCACTATATGGTCCTCCTGTGATAAAGAAAGAACTAGTTGTTCCAACACCAATTTCTAAATCACCAGCAGAACTTTTTATTCTGGTAGGATGTGTATCTAAACATATTTCACCAGAGAATGTTGATACTCCAGCAACACTTAAATTATCTAAGTTTGTATGACCATCTACATCTATATCCCCATTGATATCTAATGGACTGGCGAATGTTGAGACACCAGCAATGTTCAGTGCATTTAATCCACTTATCTCTGTACAAGTTACAATTCCAGATACAATGATACCTGTGTCTGTGTACTCAACAGTACTCAGACCCGCACGGTTTGCAATTTTATTAACTCGTATCTCGGATGACATTTATATCTTTTTGATTATTTATTAATTAACTATAAGTTAATCTGCCTCTGCTGGTGTATTTCCAGCAGCGACCCATTCAAGATATTCTTGATAGAATCTATTATCTGGATCTTTAGGTATTATCATACCTTTTTCAGCAAGGATGTAATTTGTTTCATTTCCATCCTCATCTTTCATTTTTTTGTAAGAATAAGTCATAATTCTGCGTCTACTGTGTAAGCTAGGATACCAAAACCATTACCTGATCCAGATGTGCCATAGCTGTCTTCAATGTGTCTGAGGAAAAAACCTTTGGTTCTTACTTCTGTTGTATTGTTATTCCAGTCAACTTGTTGACTTCCAACTGCAACCTGTTCTATGTGAATATCACCTTGATTAGTTGACCCATAAATTGTAAGAGTCGGAGACGCTCTCATTTCAACCTCAAATCTTTCAGTGAAATCATAGTAAGAGTTATGTTTACTAAAACTATGTACACCGTCACCAGCGTACCAAGAAGATACTGCTAATGTATAATTAGTTCCACGGTTTGAATCTGTTGAACGTTGGTAATAGCGTTTGCATTTAAGTAAAGTTGTGCTTATGTCTTCATGTTTAAAGTCACTCGCTGTGCCAGTAGTGGTTGGTTCTAATTGTACTCCTGTTAACATCCATTCATTTGATGTTGAGTCTGTAAAATTAACTTGTCCAGTTGCACTTGAAGGATCTGTTGAACCTCTCCAAGCAGTATTTAAAGTTCCACCTTGTACTGCTGAACCAGCAACTAACCAGAATTGAATTTCTAAGGAACTACCATTATCAAATCCAAATTCACCAGTCGTATCAGCAGGAAAATCTATTGTATATCTGTTCCAATTAGTATTTGATACTGTATAAGAACCAGAGACATCTCTGTTATTATCACGATCATGTAATTCAACAATATATGTTCCACTTTTATTACATTTTACATAAAAAGATAAAGTGAATCTTTTAGCACCGCTTGTTCCTTTTGCAAACGGAGCTAAATTAAATCCCTCAATTTTATGAAACAATTTTACTTCTTCATTACTTGCGATTGAAGTATCTGCTGTTGTACAGTTTACTCTATAACTTTGATGAAAACCATCAGGTGAATCTCCTGAGTGTCTAATTCTAAATGCTGCTGAACTATTTTGATAATAAAAGTACCATCTGTCTAAATGATAACCAGAAGAAGTTACACTAGTAAAATCAGTAGCTCTTTGTGAGACAAGCATTTCACCATTTATTATCGCATTATATGAGGCTGCAGCACTAATACCAGTTAAGTTTGCACCACTACCACTGAAACTTGTTGCTGTTACAATACCAGATGAATTAATACCTTTTCCAGTGGCCATTTTTATGTCGCCAGTGGTATTTACAGTTCCAGCATTACTAACTCCAAAAGTTCTAGTATCTGAGTTATTCGTTATTAATAATATATCTTCATCATCAATACCTCCACCTCTACCACTTGCCCTCAATTTTAAAACAGCACCTTGAGTTGCAGCACCAGAGGAGTTAATAAATTCAACAATAGGAGAAGCACTATTTCCTGTGAGACTTAATTTTGTTCCATTATAAGTTAAATTTGCTTCACCATTTAAGTTAACACCACTACCACCAGTGATTACTCTGTTGTCGGCATTGTTTGCTATGGTTACTTGTGTTGGCAATGAAGTTAAGTTGGCACCACTTCCTACAAAACTTGTTGCAGTCACAACACCAGCGATGCTTACATTATCTGCATTTAAATGTCCGTCTACATCTAAATCACCATTTAAATCTAATGTAGTGACTGTGGTAACTCCAGATACAATAAGACCCTTCTCAACGGTAGGTGATCCATCCGCTAATTGATTAGTTATTTTATTGGCTCTTATTCTGGACATATTGCTTTTTGATTATTTATGATGGTTCAGTTGGCCAAGTAACTGATGAATCATCAAGATAACCTTGTTCATTTAAACTTGGATTTGCACTTGATGGAAGATCTCTAAGTGCTTGACGATATGTTTCATATGATGTTTTAATTCCAACAGGAACATCACCTAATTGAGACCAATCAGTTTCAGTAAGTTTAATATTTCTTACCACTCTTAATTCATTCATCGGAAATTTTGTTTGCAAGTCATCATACTTTGCCTTGAAAGTTGCCCAGTCTTTAGATGGTGTACTAAGAATTGATTCATTAGTATCTGTTGTAATTCCAACAACCTCTTGACATTTTGATAAGTAAGTAGATTCATCTACAATACCTTCATCAAATCTAAATTGTGTGATGCCAATACCTATAAGTGTTTGTTGTATTATGTGTTCGTACATGATTAACCTTTCTCGTATTCCCAAACTTGGAGTATGTTTTGACTATGATGATACCATTGTAAACCCACACTTGTAAAGTCCACTAGACCTTGAGTTTTCAAACTAATTGAAGTTCCAGCACATTCAAAACTACCCATCAGGTGAACTGTACGATGATGTCTCGATAGTCCACTACCTCCAGTATAGCTTCGACCATCCATATTACCCATAATACGCTCGTTTGCAATCACAGTAGTCCAACTTCCACCACCTTCTTGTTTTTGAATTCTCCACATCGCATCACCATTGCTATTAGCATCAGAACCCTGCCAACATTGTGATTGATGGTGTATCACAATCAGATTACCTGCTTTTTTAGGAGTATAACTTGACAGTATTGTCCTTAGATCAGTATAGGAATTAGAAGTAATGCTTACACCAGTAAAGGTAGCATACGTAGAATAATTTACAAGTGGATAGAAATGGTTTCCACTTGTATATAGTTTACCATCAGATCCGATGCGAAATCTTTCTGTTGTTGTTCCACTTGAAGGTGAAGTATAAAATGCAAGATCTCCAATTGAATCAGTGGATGTACGATGATGTAATATTGCTGCACCCACATGAGTATCATCTGAAGTATTCGCAAATGCAATACCAATTTTTGAAGTGTTGCTATTTGTTTGTGATCTAATTACAAGATGATAATTATTTTTATCTGATACATCACTTTCTGCTGTGAGATCCTTATCAAGCAATAATAAACCAGTGCTAGTTTCTACAGTTCCGATGGAAATTTTTCCATCTGGATTAATACGCATCTTTGGCACTTTGCCATTCAAGTTATCGGTATTACCACCACTAGTTCCTCCAACATCCGTAAGGAAATCTATTTTATTTTGACCATTACCTGCATCAGTACCAATAACTAGTCTATCACCGCCAGCTTCATATCCAAATAAAGCAAGACCACTTCCGTGACTATGTGCTATGAATAATGCATCACCATTATTACTACCACCATCAGCAGCAACTCCAATATAATTAGAAATTGAATCAAGGAAGTTTAAAGGAAAACTATTATCTCCAGCTTCTATATTACCGCCCTTAATATGTAAATCACCAGCAGTATCAAGTCGCATTTTTTCGGCACTAACAGCATTAGTACCACCACCAATATGGAAAGATAAATCTTTATTAAGTCCTGTTCCAATAGAAGTTAAGTTTGATTTGTGTTGTATATTAAAATCAGCATTGACATTATTTGTCGTATTTAAAGCTACTCTATAAGCTGAAGAATTATCTTCTACACCTATTTCAACAGTTCTTTCAGTACCAACAATATCAACATCATAAACTGAGGAGGTAGTACCTTTTAATATTGTACCATTTGCAGTAATTTGCCCACTAAAAGTATGAATTCCAGTATGAATCGCACCAGATGCTTGTGCCTGAATCTTTACGTTACCACCAGAATCCTTGATTGCAGTTGCATCAATACCAGTTAAGTTTGCACCACTTCCTACAAAACTTGTCGCAGTAACAACACCTGTTACATTAATATTCGTAGCTTGATGTTGAATAGAAGTTGTAATACCAGTAAGATTTAAATTATTAATACTTCCTGTGACTGTAGTAACTCCAGCTATAACTAATCCATGAGAAACGGTAGGTGCTCCGTTTGCCATTCTGTTTGTTATAAGATTAGTTCTTATTCTGGACATATTGCTTTTTGATTATTTATGATGTTATACTCCGAACCGACCACGATCAAGTTCAAAGTGATTCTTGATTTCTGTTGCTGATAATGCACGATTATATATTCTTACAACAGCGATCTTACCATCCCATCTTTCATAGTCATCTCCTCTTGATGCAATAGCAAATCCAGCCGTACTAACTACTGCTAGAGAACTTCCAGCACTTGCAGAGTTAGCAAATGCACCATTGATATACCACCTATTCACATTATTACCACTGTCATACTGCCATACATGATGATGCCAAGTTTTATCAGGGAAATTTTGTCCAGTAATATTACCACTACCAGCACCAACTCCACTATTATTATAATGGAACTGACCATCTGGATCAGCAATCATATTAAATTGATTTGGAAATCCACTTCCATATCTTGATACTATCACCTCTCTACCAGCACCGTCATACCAAATCCAAGATTCAATTGTCATAGATGGGGTATTTAATACTTCTGCTATATTTGGAGATCCACCTGCTCCTCCTGCAATCTGTACTCTACCTTCGTTTGACACACAATCTAAGTACCCACCACGTCCTACTCTATAGTTAAATGAACCACCGTTTACAGTCATTGGTGTATTACTACTACTACTTGTCCAATCTGTTGTTGAATGTGCCAAAGCAGCAGATAAATTAGCTGAGTTTGCTATACCACCATTATCACTATATCCAGTTAATCTTCCAAAGTCACAGTCAAATATTAATCCACTTCCACTTCCTTGAGAATATTGATTGATCACTCCCTTAATATTGAATGTTCCTGCTCCTTGAGAATGAGAGGAATCTGTAGTGTTGGTTATAGTACCATATTCATTAATTCGCATCGCTTCATATGCGACTGCACCATGTTTTCTTACATCAAATCCTAAACATCCATCATAATCACCATCACCAGTATTTGCTTTAAATCCTCTAATACCAGCAAAGATTGCTTGGGATGTTTTTCCTGATGTATGATGTCCTTGGAATACTATTCCACCAGTGGGAGTTGCATTATAATCAGCATTATCTTTTAAAAATATTTGACCTTTTGCTGTCCCTTCACCCAAATCAGCAGCATATATTTGTAGAGCACTAGTTGCACTGGTAGTATTAATACCAATTCTACCGTTTGAAATGATGCGAAGTCTTTCATATAAACCAGCATAAAATATTTGATCTACACCTGAACCTCCATAATGAACCATATCCTCAGAGGCATCCAACTGAATATATGCCAATTGACTACCAGCATTATAAAATCTTACACCAGCACCACCAGAAGCACTTTTATCTAAAACAAATTGAGCATTATTATTTGCATTTCCCTTATTTACCCAAATATACTCATCAGATTGAATGCGAAGTTTCTCATTCCCCTCTGTCGTAAATTTTATATGACCATCAGAACCTGTATCAATAGTTTCGACTTCTGTATTTCCTTCAAATATTTTATCAGCAACAATTCCAGTTAATTGTGATCCATCACCACGATATGATGTTGCTGTTATAATTCCAGCATTACCTAAATGAATATTACTTCCTACACTTACAAAATCATCTACGTCTACACCTGAACGTGCTGTTATGATTCCGATAGAATCTATATTTGTTACATCTTCATATGTTATTGTGCCACCGATTGATAGTCCACCTGTGATAGTGGTCATTCCAGATATTACAACACCATTCTGAATTGTTGTTGCACCATTTGCTGCTGCGTTTGTGATTGAATTGACTCGTATTCTACCAGCACTTGCACCACCACCAAAGTTTCCAAAGTCTGCTAGTCCTAAAACATCAGGTATTAAATCATCTCCCTCTGCAATAATTAAATCAGCATCACTATCAACTTTTATATCTGCATATTGTGTGTATGCTTTTGATGCAGACGCAGGAGGATCGACTGTAATTGTTGCACCAACACCAAGAACCTGATTAGTGTAATACAGTTTGTTTAACGGATCTGTTTGAGTGCTACTTAATGCGGTTCCTAATCCAGCAGGTAAAGAAGTTAAATTTGAACCATCGCCACTAAATGATGTTGCAGTGATAACACCTGCATTTCCTAATTTTATATTACTTCCTACATCTATAAAATCATCTACATCAGCATATGCTACATTAAGACCAGCTGAGTGTAAATCAGATGTGCCTGTTTTGAAATTAGATGCTGAAGATATACCAGTTGTATTAACGTGGTTATGAATATGAATATTACCTGCGTGATCTAATTTTAAAGCTTCACTTGTATCGTTTATATGCAGTGTAAATTGATTATCAATCCCCGTTGGAGTGGTGATACTCGTGATACCTGATATACTTTTTTGACTAATCTGTGACATATTTTTATTTATTAGACGACGACATAATTACCGTCAATGAAGAGATTACCATTTATAGTAACTGGACCTGCCATCAGACCATTAAATGCAGTTCCAATATAATGATTATCATTTAAAGTATTATCGTGAATTATCATTCCATTACTTATATACATTCCTTTTGCCATACCATTACTTACAGCAAAACTATTTCCCTGTCCTGTATGATGATGACACCAGTAATAAAGTAATGCAGGTGCATCAGCAGGTATCGTCCATACAACTTGACGGACTGTAGCAGCGTTAAATCCACTTACATACTGTGCCATTGTTTTATTGACACCATCTAATTTATATGTAACACCTGTAATATAATGACCGTGACTATTGTGATCACCACCAGGTCCGAGACTGAACATCAATGGATGATTTGCACCACCATATACTTCATTAGTATTATCAGACTGGTCAAAGGTATAGGTATGACGTTTATTAAGTTCAAACAATGCAGGTTTCTCAACTCCATCTAAGTAAAATACTCCTGTTGATTGACCACCAACTGTATCTGTTCCGACTGTGACAGTGATTGTTGTGTCAATAGATGATGCACCAATACCTTGTAGGTCATTATCATCAAGACTACTTGTATGAACACCAATTGATTTGTTGGTTGCAATACCAGCTGTATATGTGCTCCAAGTTCCACCAGCACCAGTTCCTCCACCACCACCTGCAATACTAATATCAACAGTGGTTCCGTTGACTGCGAATGTATTACCAGTTCCTACAAAATTAAGTTGAGTAATACCAGCACCAATCTGAGTTCCTGCAGATTGAATACCGATTTGTGAAGCACCACTGAACAATGTAGCATTTACAGTGCTTGCAAAAGTTGCTACACCAGCGACATTTACATTATCAAGATTAGTATGTCCATCTACATCTAATTCTACAAAGTCACCATCACCTTTAAATGTTGTGGCAGTGATAACACCTGCATTTCCTAATTTTATATTACTTCCTACATCTAAAAAGTCATCTACATCTACACCTGACCTTGCTGTGATGATACCAAGTGAATCAACATTCTTTACATCTTCATATGTTAAGACTCCACCAACAGTAACATTACCTGAAAAGTTTGCAGTAGATCCAGATATTGCCCCAGTAAAAGACGAAACACCAGCAACGGTCATTCCTGCATTTATATCAACAGGGTATGTGTTGAATGTTGCAGCAGTTCCAGTAATTATATTATCTGTAGATGCTATACCAGTAAGCCCAGCACCATCACCTACAAAGGATACTGCAGTAATAATACCTGTAGATTTTATATTATGACTGTTTATATTGGATGCGGTATGAATACCTGGACCCAGTATCCGTGTAAATGCCATTATTGCTTTTTATTTATTTATGATGGTTTAGGGTATTTTGCTTTTACAGGATCGACTATATCGGTCTTCCACTTGTCTATACCGTGGTGATAGATATAGTCAAGTTGCTCAGCTAATGGAGGATAGATACCTTCTGTAGTAGCAACACCGTCAACCTATCTGACCTGTTCTTTGTTCTTTATAAAGTTCTTGATTTTTAATTCTTGTTACTTCTGCTAATACCTGTTCTTTTGTTGGAATTTTACTTTCGTCAGATAAGTTACCATCACCAATTAACCATTTAACATTTTCATATTCATCATCCCCCTCCACATAAAAGAAAAGTCCACCACAAAGGTTTTCACATGCTTGTAAAAAAGTGCTTGTTCCGTTCATAAATTCATCTCCCAAATTGATAAACTTGATCCACCCATACTGTTTTCAATTCTTTGATCATCACTAGCATTAGGATTTAATATATTAAAAGGTCTGTCACTATTTCCGTTTGCAGTTCTATGACCTACTAATACATTTGTACTTCCAGTTCCTGTTGCATTTGTTACACTGCCAGATATTACCATCATCTTATAATAACTAACATCAGTATATTGATAATGAACAATTGGATAACCACTTCCTACACCACCACTTGTAACGAGGCTACCATTATATGTTCCTCCCACTTTAAGATTCATAGTAATCGCACCAGCATTATTACCCCAACAAGCAATAAATCCTTGAAATACTAGTGTGGAAGAAGATAATTTTTTATCAAAACTACCAAAATCACAAGTAACAATTTCATTATTACTAGCGGAATTGGTGAGACTCCTTCGAGTAGTATTTTTTAATCTTGTATAGTGAACTACATGAGCAGCTCTATGTTGTCCTTCATCACTAAAATAAAGACTCATTATAAAACCTCCTCCATCTTGATTTTGAATTTTTTACCACTTCGATTATTTATCATATACACATCACTTTCACCCTCTTGTATTGTCCAGTCACCCCAAGTATTATCTATACTATTTGTTGAACCTTCATTAGATAAGTTAAGGTCATTTGTGTATATGTTTCTCCAACGCATTGAAGAAGTACCTAAGTCATAAGTATTATTAGCTACTGGTGCCCAATGCCCATCACTTTGTAATTGACATCTAACTGTATTAGCAGTGGCAGAATTTTAATTGACTAGCAACAGTATTATTAATGTGAGCATTACTTCCGTCATAATACATTTGTAACTGGTTTGCTGAACCAGACATAAATCTGGCAGTGTTATCACCAAAGTTAATATTATTACCTGCTGTAATAGCTCCATGTACTTGTACTCCATAACTTAGTGTTTCAAGCTTTTTACTTGCATTGTGATATAACTCAACGGCCCCGTCACCTATTAATTTTATCCCGTTGTCCGAACCTTGTGGTCGTATGTAAATATCATTTCCAGAATTGATATACATATCAACACCAGAACCGTTATCTATAACTAGATTTCCAGTATCGTTTTCTAGGTATGAATTAGATCCGTTATGAAATATTCTTAAATCTCCACCAGATTTATTACCAATAGTAACACCATTTGAATTACCATCTGGAAAAGAAGCTTTACCTGTTGATATAAGATTACCTTGAACTTCTAATTGACCATTGCTTTTAAGTTTTAACTTATCTACATAACTTCCAGAAATATTACTTTTGAATGTTAAATCATTCTCATCTTGTTCAGATTGTATTTTCCAACCATCTCCATTATCATCACCTTGGTCGGCAATTAAATTTAATGACGCAGGAGTTGCTTCACCAGCTCTAACAAATAAATTTGAACCATTCCATTGTAGTTCCGACTCACCTTGCAATTCGTTAGCTGTTCCAGTTCCAGTAATAATATAATTATTTGTATTGCTGTTTATTGTTGTACTTGTTACTGCTGCAAAGGTTGAGTCACCTCTCAAGAATGTAGATGAACTTGCAGTTCCAGATCCTAATCTTGCGGTGGGAACTGTTCCTGATGCTAAATCAGATGCATCAAGGTTTGTTAGATTAGCACCACTGATTGCAGGTAAAGCACCTGAAAGTTTTGACGCAGTTAATGTAGATATTCTAGCATCAGCAACTGTACCAGTTAGTTGACCAGCAGGTAAACTCGTTAGGTTTGCTCCTGAACCAGTAAAAGAAGTTGCGGTAACAACACCTGCATTTCCCAATTTAATATTACTACCAACCTCTGCACCTGAACTAAAAGTATGAATACCAGTGTACATTGCACCAGATGCCTGTGCTTGTATCTTTACATTACCACCAGAATCTTTGATGGCAGTTGCATCAATACCAGTTAAGGCAGCACCACTACCTACAAAACTTGTTGCTGTTATGACACCAGCATTTCCCAATTTAATATTACTTCCTACATCTAAAAAGTCATCAACATCGAGTGCTGGTGCAGTGATTATACCAACTGAATCTATATTAGTTACGTCCTTCGTATGTTAATGTACCAGCGATTGAAACATTACCTGAAAAAGTTCCATCAACTGCAGTAACATTTCCTGAAAAAGATCCACCAGTTGCAGTTATAATACCTGTAGATTTGATATTATGAGCTTCAATTAAATTAGAATGGATTGTTGTTACACCAATATTAAATGATGTAGCAGTGGTAGTGATACCAGTAAAATCGGCATTATTACCCACCCAGTTGGTGTCTGTCGCAACACCAGGTCCAGTTATCTTTGTGAGTCTACTTAATACCATTTATATTTTTTTAGTTATTTATTGAGGAATGAATGTGTTTATACCAACCACCCAACTAGGAACTACTGTAGTAACAACTCCTACTTGTGATTTTGGATATTTTGCCTTGATTTCTGCAATCTTATCTTTCCAAGTTGTTGTTCCATTCACTGCATCCCAATACTGCATATCCTGTTGTTCTTCTAAACTTGGATACTCTGCAGCACGAGCATCAGAGTAATCAACTGTTGTAACCGTATCAATACCCACCACACAAGTTGTACCGATTCCTACAACATCTGCTTTGAATAGTTGATAATCTAAATTACCTTCAGATACTGGTATGAATGCACCATCAGAAAGTCTTTTAATTGTTGTGTCGTCTAAAAATTTATACATTTTTTAAATCTCCGCAGTTGCTGTGTGTCTCCATTCATAAAATCTTTCAGTTCCACTCATGTAAGCGTTATAGCCTTGTCTACTTGCAGCAGATGCACTAAGCGATCCGGCTCCCTGAAAATTGGAAAAAGATATAGTTGGTGTATCTCTCATTTCTGTTATAAATCTTACAGGAAATTGTCTACCAGATACATTACCACTATTCCAAGACGCTCTAGTACTTATATCTTTTTGGAAATAACGTTGGCAACGTGCGAGTTCATCACCATAACTAACGTGTTCATATGGCGTGGCAGATCCTACTTCAAACTGAACGCCAGTTAGGTTCATGTAGTTATTTGTACTACTCATAAAATTGGGTTGATTGGTTGAGCAGTATTGAACAGAAGATGTGGTGTGCCAAGAATTTAAAGTAGATGTACGCCTGTCTGATTGTATTGCTAACGCCCATTGAACTCTAAGACCACCAGCGTTCCAAGTACCAGAAGTATCGCCAGGAACAGTAATTGTTTTCTTTTCCCAAGTATTAGCAGCACTTATAGTATATTCAGCAACAAAACATCTAGTACCTTGCGTATCGTTAAATAGAGAAGCACTATAAGTTCCTGTTAAGTTAGATTTTATCCAAAAAGATAAAGTACAACTTTTTGCATAACTCTCGCCATAATTTAAGTGTTGTATATTTTTATCTTCAATTACATGACTAACAAATGTCAATCCATCTATTGATGAGTCTGCTGTTACACATTTTATTCTTAAAGAATATTTATAACCTTCTGGGTAGTTTTGCTGCCATTCCAGTCCAAGAATACCACCATTACCATTATAACCTTTAAAACGATCTGTATGATAAGTATGAGTAGAACCACTAAGGTTGTTCATAGATGCTAGAGCAAATCTTTGGCAAACTTGCATAGCTCCGTTGATTATTAAATTTCTATGTGATAATTGTCCCACTGTTGGAACAAATTCAGTAGCAGTAGCAATACCAGTCACATTCATATTACCACCTGCGTCGATGCGAACTCTTTCAGTTCCACCGTTTGTTCCATTTGTAGAGAATTTGATATAATTATCACCATGATTATATGCTACTGAACCTGCTTCAGCAGTACTATCTTTAAACATTATAACTGATGTTGCAAAATCATTACTTGTTTCTAGTATTAATTCAGAATCAGAATTAGCATTTGCTTCGGCAGCGTGAACTGTTAGTTGTGCGTCACCAGTTGCTCCACCATTAAAAGTTAAGTTTGCTTCACCAGTAATAGCAGAAGCACTAGTCGTTGTTACAACTCTATTATCTGCACCATTTGTTAATGTTGGTCCTGCACCTGTTAACCCACTACCATCTCCAACAAAACTTGTTGCAGTTATAATACCAGTTGCATTTATATTTCCTACAGGAGATATTGTAACTGCTGCTCCTACAGTAACATTTCCTTCTGCTGATACACGAAGTTTTTCAGTTGAACCATCTTTGTTTAAGAATCTAGTTAATGTGCTTTCAATATCTAATGAACCAGAATCGTTTGTATTTCTTAATCTTGATTTAGCACCTGATGATGTATGAATTAATATCATATCAGATGCATCACCAAATACTAAATTTTGATCATCGAGAAAATTTTGACCGTGACTTAAATTTCCAAATAAAGTTGATTTTGCAACAGCTTCTAAAGTATTTGCGGTATTAGAACCCATAATAACTTTATTTGCTGCATTATTGTTTATTGTTGTTCCCGAAATTGTTGACCAAGACGCTGCACTTCCTGAACCACCACTTGTTAATACCTGACCTGATGTTCCATAGTTTGCACCACCGATTCCTAACTGTCCACCATTTCCTACTCTAAACTTTTCACTACCACTTATCTGTAGAAGTAAATGAGATGTTGAGTTTACATTACCAGTAACATTTCCAATTAAAGTTGTTGCAGTTATAATACCAGCGTTACCAAGTTGTATTGTACTTCCTACGTCTATATGATTTGCAGTGTGTTTTGTTGTTACATCAAATTGTGTAGCGGTCATCACACCTACTACATTAAATCCTGATATTGAATCTAATACACCATCAGATGCTAATATCTTATCGTTATTATTCTGTCCACTGATGGTTATTGCCATTTACACAATATTTTTTAGTTATTTATTAGAGTAAGAAAATTATAATTTAATTCCACCAAAATTTCCAATACCTCTATCATATAAAAAGATAACAGTATATCTTGGTTTGACCACTGGTTCGACCCAATGTAATAAATCAGTCGGATATTCTTTAGCCCAACCTGCTACATTCTTAGAGAATCCACCTTCATAACTTAAACCTTCTTCAGAATCTTCAAGATGTAATGTAGTAAAGTATGCAGGTCCGTGGTCATCACAATGTTTTGGAATCCAGTCACCTACATCATACTTATTAATTACTATTTTTGATAAAGGTAATGGTTTCTTCGGAGAAATCTTTACTAAATCAACAAGTAAATCTTTTGGTAATGATGAATCACCTACACATTGATAAGATCCAATCTCATGATTCTCTACTCCTCGAATTGGTCTGAATGTTGAACGATCAAGATAGTAGGCATCATCTAGTAAATTTAATCTTTCTCTTAATGAATGTGCTTCCTCTACTTCAATTAGTTTATATTCATGCACCATAAGTTGCTAACTTCCAAGTCGGAACCATATTAACATTCCATAAATTATCCTGAGTGCTAGTCTCTGTTTCATAAGTATATGTTCCATCAAACAATAAAGCATCTCCTTTATCTACATTATATTTTGTACCATTTAATATTAGATGATTACCATCATTCAATGAAATTGAAAGAAAAGATCCAATCGCCCTGACTGGTTCATTCAAACCAATCTTTGCTGGATCACTTGGTGTGGTTGGATATAAGATACCAGTGTTTGCAGGTATTTTCATAAAGGTTGAAACTAGGTATGAACTCAAAACTTCACTTGTGATATAAGTTTTCCAAGCTGTCTTAAGTGATTCGGGATATGAATAATATCTTAAAATTTTATATGAAGAAACTTGATTACCACCTGCATCACTATTACGATATTCCTTTCCAGCAGCATCTGGTAGTGTTGGTAATGCTGCCACCATAGCGTCACAATTATTTGTAGTAAGATAACCTGTGCGTTTAATTATTGTCATTTTACCTATCTGAAATCATATTAATACCAGAAAGATCATTTTCTGATTTAATCTCTTCGGAGACTCCACCTGCCATTTTAGCATTTACATCATTTCTTACTGTGGTTTTATCTTTATATGTCCAGTTTGGATCATTTTGATAAGAATCTTTATACTTACCATTCAAATCTCTTACTTCATCAATATATTCTTTCATCGCATTGAAACTTGCTTTTTGATCGTCAGTTAAAGATGAAGCATCTAATAATAATTTCATCATATCAATAACGTGATTCAACTGATGATGATAATTATATTTCTTACGAATATGAATTCCTGCAGTGGTATCAAGATCAAGTTCAGATGCTATTCTTGGTCTAGTTGCTTTGTTTTGCACTGAACCTGAATCAAAATCACCAACATATTCATGTGTTTCAGGATTAAATGTCTCTAACTTACCTTTACAATACTTGGTATTCACTTTATCAAGATGTGAGCCAATCATTTTTGCCACAAGAGCACCTGACAACTTATTAAAAATAAGTGTCTGAGGTTGTTCTATATTTTCCTCTTTAAGTAAATCGTCGAATTGTTGTGGATACATTTTAACTCCTCTTCATACTATGTGGAATCTGCTCCAGCCCAATAAATTGAACCGCTGCTATTTTTAATCCATAAAGTTTTTCTATCTTCGTTACCAGATGCGGTATTATTGTTTACCCAGTAAGAGTATACACGATTCCATCTAACAACGAACATAGTATTATTAGGGACACTGACTGCACTAGTTGCCCAGTTTCTTGCTGTGTCTCTATCACCAGCATTGCCTTGTCCGTACACATCTATGTATAATACAGTAGCAGTGCTTGGTTTGTTAGTCAAGTTATTGTAATCACGATACCAGCTACCATGATTACCGTCCAATAAATCAGAATCAAGTCCACTTCCTGAACCATCATTACCAGAAGTCCAGACTGTGGCTTCACTACCATCAGCATGCCATTTTAATCCACTAGTACCACCTCTAAGAATAATGTAATCATTTTGTTGTTGATTAACTATGTAAAAAGCATCATCACTAGCACTAAATTGTAAATATGCTCTATCAGTTGTACCTTCTCTAAATCTGATGTAAGGACTAGATGAACCTTGTAATATTATATGTTCGTCTGAACCAGTGTTTACAACTAGTTGACCATTCATTGTGTCATTAGTATCTGACCTTACAAAGTTAGCACCATGAATACCATCGACAGTATCAGCATCTAATCCTGTTCCAGATCCATCATTACCTGAGTTCCAGATAACATTACCATTAATATAACAGTCACCATTACCACTTCCTTGTACAGATATTCCACCACTTGTTTGTCCTCCACCATATATTCTTGTGTGTCCACTATTCGCATTTCCGTAACCAATATACATTCCATCATCTGAACCACCAGCAGCATTTTGTATTACTCTTGCATTTAAATAGGAATCGTTTGATGATAAATCAAGTTTTGTGCCTGAACCCAACTGAAGTGTTGTACCATCAAAAGTTAAATTAGATTCTGCAGTTGCAGTTCCATCACCATCAGATGTTAAGACTCGATTATTTGAATCACCTGCTATTGAATTGATTGCAACTGTAACTGTCTTAAATGTATTATCACCAGCTAAGAATGTACCACTATTCTTTGTTCCACTATCTCCAAGACGAGCAATCGGTACTGTACCAGATGAAAGGTTTGTTGCATTTAAACTACTTAAACCTGAACCACTTCCTGAAAATACTGATGCAGATAAAGTATTTGTTGCGTAATTAAATGTGAGTTGAGGATCAGTTTTAGCACTAATCATCGTACCACTTGTTAGGTTAGTAAGCACAACTCTTTCAGTTCCAGAAGATGCACTACTTAATGAAGCACCTGTATTTGTAAGATTCGCTCCATCTCCAACAAAAGATGTTGCTGTAACAATACCTTGAAATTCTGCTCCTGCTTTTGCAACAATATCACCACTATTAAAAATAGTTGCACCTGCACCGATTGGAGTATCAGCACCAAGAACGTTTACACCTGCAATTTCAATACCTACATTATGTAAGTTAGATGTTCCTGTTTTAAATTGCAGTGCAGTTGATATACCAGTCGCTTTTGTATTACCAGTAATATCAAGATGACCAGTTCCAGTAATCGACTTATTTAATAAATCTAAGTTACCACCAAGTTGAGGACTTGTATCACTTACAAGCTCTGCAAGAACAGCAACCGTTGCCACACCAGCAGCACCAGTGCTTGCGATTACACTTAATCCACTTGAACCACTAAAGTCAAGTGAAGATATACTACCAGCAGTACCAACAACAGTACCATCTGGACCTTTGACTGTTAGACCACCAATCGCACCAGTTCCTGCAGCAGTGATTCCAGATAAATTAGAACCATCTCCATAGAATACACCAGCAGTCACAATACCAGTAAAGACTGCTGCTCCTGAATTATAAATTGTAGAACCAGAACCTATTGGTGTATCAGCACCAAGAACATTAATACCTGCAATCTCAATACCGATACTATGTAAATTAGAAGTTCCTGTTTTAACTGTTGTTTCATCTATAACAACTGTTCCAGTTCCAATTGATAAAATACCTGTTACTCTTGCATCACCATTTACAATCAAATCAGTTGTGGCACCACCAACAACAACATCTCCAATTGTTGTGACACCTGATATACTTACATTATCTAAATTTGTATGTCCGTCTACATCTAAATCTACAAAATCTCCTGTCGCAGCTGTTACGATACCTACGATTGAAACACCAGCACCGACATGAATATCTTTCTGTGCTGTTATAATACCAACTGAATCTATACTTGTTACGTCTTCATAAGTCAGTACACCACCGACTGACAAATTACCACTTACATCCGCATCTCCATTAACATCTAATCCAGTTGCGGTGATAATGCCAGTTTGATAATCTTCATTGGGTTTGATGACACCCTTTGTAATTCGGGTCAATCCCATCTTATGTAATCTCCATTATAGTAAGAGTTGCATCTACACTATTATTTGTATCACTATCGACTGTTATAGTATCTGCTGTTTCTAATACTACTTTGTTTCCTGACATAAATTCAAGAGATGATCCTTGAGGTATTGGAGCATTTTTTAATAATTTAACATCGTCAGTTGATGGTCTTGTAATTCCAACTCCTACAAGACAACCTGAACCAGAAGTATTTGCAAGTGTGATACCAATTACAACAGTTGTAGTTGCACTCGGAACAACATAAACATTTTGAGTTGTAATACCAACGTTCGCTTTTGTTTTTAATTTAAAGGTATTTGCCATTTTGTTATTATCCTAGTGCGATTGCAAGTGCTGTAGCATCAGCTAGTGTTGCAGCAGGATTACCATTTGTATTTATGGTGCCTGTAATATTAGCATCTCCCTGAACATACAATGCGTAATTACCTTGAGGTGCTGTCGTATTGATACCAACAGAGTTAGCAATACCAACCTGTGCGGTTGTATCGTTTACATTTACTAACGAATTAAATTGTGATGCTTCTCTGTTCTTAGCCATATTCTTTTTAGTTATTTATTAACTTGTACAGTATGCAGTCCAACTAAAACGACCCGTATCAAATCCTGTTCCATATGGAAAGAATCTTATTGTTGTTAAAGCATTTCCACCTAAATCAGGAACACCCATTACAAACATATTTCCACTTTGTGTTCGTCTGTTTGCCATTCCATGAAATATCCACATATTAGAAGCTGAAGATGATGAAAATGTCATAAAAATTTCACCTGTATCACTACCTGCATTTAAGTTAGTATCAAAAGCATCTATCTGATTTTTACTTCCTTCATAAGCATTACCTGTTCCACTTTTTGTATAATTATAATTACCACTTGCAAGAATCCCTGCGGAAGTTCCTAATCTGAAAGCAGGAGAACCAGATCCACTTGTAGAAATATTATGCCCAACAAAATCAACTTTGTAACAGTTCGCAGGAAGAGTAAAATCGTAACTCCCACCTCCTGATAGAGGACCAGCATTTGTTGTTCGATGAACTAATACTCCATTTGTTGAAGTTGTAACACCAACGTTCATTTCATTACCACCCGCACCTCTTAAATAGATGTTTCCAACCATATTACTATGGAGAGTACATATGTAATATAATTGTGCAGGTGCATCTAGTTCTGGAGTAAAGAACTGAACTCCATTTTGATCACCAGTAACACCAGCGGTATATGCGGAACCACCAGTTGTCAAACGGAACTGAAATGGGTGTGCTGAACCAGTAGTATTATTAAAACGATATTTCTGCCCTCGAATCAAATATAAATCTGGATCATCTGCAGAAGTATCTACACCTCCACCACTAAATCTATATGCTGACGAACCATTTGCAGTCACAGTAAAATTAACGACTGGTGCTTCTACGGGTGCTGGTATATTAGTTAAGTTTGCACCACTGATTGCTGGTAATGCACCTGAAAGTTTTGATGCAGTAAGTGTTGAAATTCTTGCATCTGCAACAGTTCCTGATGCAATATTTGATCCATTAAGATTGGTAAGATTAGCACCACTGATTGCTGGCAATGCACCAGATAATTTAGATGCAGTAAGTGTAGATATTCTTGCATCGGCAACTGTGCCAGTAAGTTGACCAGCGGGTAAACTGGTTAAGTTTGCACCACCTCCACTAAATGAACCTGCGGTAAACAAGTTTGTACTTGGATTGTAAGTTAGTCCTGTATCAGTTTCTGCTCCTTGAGATCCAGAAGCACCGTCTGAGAATAATGGATATACAGTTTCGTTCGCAGTATTATTTGCAGTTACAGTAATGTTTGTTGCAGTTGTAGCAGTACCTGTGATTCCACCTGCAGCTGATATTGTACCTGCAAAGAATGAAGTTCCTCCAGTTACACTTAACCCACTTCTCGCTGTTACAACACCTACTGAATCTATATTAGTTACGTCTTCATATGTTAATGTTCCACCAACAGAAACATTTCCAGTCACAGAAAGAGTTCCACCAATGCTGACGTTTGTACTTATCGCAACATTGTTGGCATTTAAATTTAAATTGTTAGGACTTGTAATCGTCGGTGTGCCTGAAGCACCAATCAGATTAACCTCCTTTACACCAAAACCCTTCTCTGCCATATGACTTTTTGATTATTTATGATTGTTTGAATGATATACCAGTGACTTCAACACCAGAAATTTTCACTTCGGCATCTGATGCAGTCGGATCATAGATGACACGATTCGCTGCACCACGATTATTATAAGCCTCTCTCCAGTATTCATTATCATTATCAGTTGGATATGGATTTGCCCATTCCGTATTTGGAAGCATTTGTGATGCTTGCGTTTTAATAAAATCTTTCACCTCTGCTGACGTTGCACTTGGTTTTGATTCAAGAAATAATGCAACGACTCCAGCAACAACTGGAGATGCTGCTGATGTCCCATTAAAATATCGATCAACAAAACTAGAATTATATCTTGAAAAATTAACTTCCGTTCCCAGTTGATCACCATTCGCTGCTCTCATACCAGCAGACAATGTTTCATCTGCAGGTGCCCATACATCAACACCTGGTCCGTTATTAGAATAAGATGCCTTTCTTTCTTGATAATTAGATTCAATATAATCATCCATAGCTCCAACACAAACTGCTGGATGATAGTCTGTAGTTGTATTGTATCCAATATTTGCAGGATGAATCCAATTACGATGACCTGATGGTACAGTTCCACTTACTCCTGAACCAGGTATACCTGCTCGATTGTCAGCACCATTTAAGGTTGTGAGATAATCATTTAAATGAGGATCACTTAAACCAAGACCTAATCTTTGGTTACTATTTCCAGCAGAAGTAACGTATATGACACCTGCATTTACCATTTCATCACCTGCTGTTTCAGTTGAATTTGATCTTGACGATGTTGCAAACTGACGATTATAAGTTGTACCTGATCTCAATCCATATGCCATACCTTGAACACCTGAACTACCCATATTATAACCAGTGAAATTACCTGTTGAACCTTTAAAACTATAATAAACTTGAGTTCCTGAATTAAAACCAGCAAAGTATCCCCAACTTCCATTTACAACTGTAGGATTTTTACGACCCGCAGTAACAGGTTTATTTTGATGAAAGATTTTCATAATATCGTAACTCGCTTCAATACCCATACTTGTAGGAGATGCAATCGCACTCATATTCCATATATTAGATTCAAAAGCAAGACCAAAATTTTTACCAGCAGACAGTCCAGCACATCCAGTACCGTGAGAACTTGTCATTGTATGTGATGTACCACCAATACCAAGGGTA